ACCAGTTTCACCGGCAGATTGCGCTTTACCTGTCTGAGCACCGCCGTGACCATCTCGCCGCCCTGGTTGGCTTCCGCGATGACGTTATCCGCCTTGTGCTTGTGGTACGCCGCGACCACCTGCCGCGCCCAGTTCTCTGGGCTGCCTTGTAGCGTTAGATCATCCAGCACGTACAGTTCGCCGCTCGCGTCTTTGCCTACCACAACAATGCCGCAGGCGTCACCGGTCGCGCTCGCTGATGGATCAACGCCAACCACGATGCGCTTTAGTTCTGGCGCTTGTAGCACCCGCCCGGCGTCCAGCCAGGCGCGTTTCCACAATGCGCCGGGATTATCTTCGAGAAAGTTTGCCTCGTACTCCTGCATAAAGATGCGCGACAACAGATCGCCGCGCGCCGCTTCAATCTCTTCTGGCGCAATAAACGGGTTATCGCTGGTCTTGAATGTCCAGGAGCGCCACTCACTTTGTGTCAGGTCTTGCCCGCGTAACCATAGCGCGTGAAACCAGTTCAGGCCGCGCGGCGTCGAAATGAACAGCGCCCCGCCTTGCCGGTCGGATAGCGCCGGGCGCAGTGCTTCCGTCCACGCCTCGGCTTTCATGTAGGCGCATTCGTCCAGCACCACGAAGTCCAGCCCCTCGCCGCGCAGGCTTTGCGGATCATCGGCGCTTCTCACTTGCACCGTGCCGCCAGTCGGTAGTGTGATCATGCGCTCTGCCTGGTGCACGTCTGCGCCGGGCAGTTGCCGCGCCAGCAGCGTCACGCCGCGCCAACCCACCGCCGCCAATTTGTACGACGGCGCAACCCACCATGCGCGCTTGCCGCGCAAGGCTGTTTCCAGGCATAGCGCCGTACCCAGGCGCGTTTTGCCCCAACGACGACCACAAGCCAGCACTTTGTAGCGCGCCGGGCTATCCTTGACGGTGCGCTGTCCAACATGCAGCTGTGGCAGCGTTACCTCAAGTATCGGCATGGTCGTCCCCCCAGCCAAGCACCACCTTCAGTGTCTCGCCGCCGCTGGTAACGTCTTGCCTGGTCGGCGCATCCAGCCCCAAGAGCCGCGCGCGCCGCTCCATGATTTTTAGAGCGCGGTCAATAGAGGGCAGTTTGCCATCCACGGCCTCATTCCACACCGCGTTAAGCAAGCGGTCACAGCGCCGTACCTCGGCAGTGATGAGCTCGTCATAGTCATGCACTTGCTCTTTCTGCCAACGCGCGAACAGTATCTTGACGTCATTGGCGACCGTGCCGACGGACACATCCAATGCTTCGGCTATGTCGCGGTAATTCATGCCGCCGATCAAGTTGGCCGCTACCTTTTTGCGACGCAATTCGATCTCTGCGGCTCTACTCTTGCGGCTCATGTTCACCTGCGTTATGTTCACGCTCGAAGTTGTCAAGCCACTGTTCGGCGATGGCAATTATCCGCATAAAAGCGGTGGCAGTATTGAGTATATTTTGCGACTCTTTGAAGCGCAGCAGCACGTCAAAGAAACGCTCGAAATCAGCATAATGCCCTAGCAGCGTCGTCCGCTCAGAATCCCCCAAACGCTTCATTACACGCTTGATCTCGGCGATCTCTGGGAGCACAAACAGCAGGCGCAACTCCTCGATTCTGATTTTGTCCTCGTCCACGCGCGCAATTTTGACAGGCTCAAAAGATTGCAGCAGCCCGTCATCCAGCCCCGAATACACGCGCAGGTCAATAGCCTTGATTTCATCCCACAGCGAACGGAGACGCGCGGGGTCGTCTTGCCCCACCAGGCTATTGTGCGACAATTGCACAGCGACGCGTTCTTGTTGGCTCATGTTCGCGTCGGTGTAAAGCGCGAGAATCAACTCGACGCCCGCGTCACGGGCAGCCATAATGCGGTGATTACCAGACAAACACACAAAAGAGCCGTCCGCGTCACGCCACAGGAACGGCAGGGAGGAGAGATTGGTGTCACGCTTGATGTTGTCAAGTAGTCGGTCATAGACCTTCTTGGTCATATAACGCGCGTTGTGCTCCTGGTCTAGCAGGCGGACATCCTGTGGGGACACTACCGCCAGCTTGTAGGGCGTAATGTCGCCCAG